GGCCGTGAGCGCCGGGCATAATCATGCCGCACGCGCCCTGTTCAGAATTCAAGAGAGCCCCGGGGGAACGGAGAGGACCCCCGGAAGCCAAGGTGGGCGGCGTCCGTGAAGATGCCGCCAAATTAATTACGTGCAGTCGCGCAGGCACTCGCCCGACAACTCATATAATAAAATTCGCGCAATGGTTTCAGGCGGGGACGAGCCGCGCTGCGTCGCCTTCTGACCGAACGCCGTTTTCAACATCACCACGTCATCAATGAGCGCCCAGGACCCTTGGCCGTATTCGCTGCGGATTTCACGCCACACAATAAATTTTCTCATTAGAAAATCGCCGATTTGGGATAATTCAACGGACGACGGAAATCTTTGTAGGACTTAGCAGTGCTTGCGTGACGCAACATCATAAGCGCGTAGCGCGTTGCAGCCATGAGATCGTCGCCTTCCTTTACAACCTTGCCGTCTTTGCGGTGGTACAATCGAAATTCCTCAAACCAATCGTTGAGATGCTTGAATACCTTGAAGCGTCCGGTTTGCATCCGGGTCAGCATATCCATTAGTCCGGCCTCGACCGACACGGATTTTTTGCCATCGCCTTCGAGGTAATGCGCGAACTCAGGAAACATGTTCAGCCCTTCCCGTCGATACTGCTCAGCCAGCGCAATGCCAGCGCCTTCGAGGGTTTCTCTGTTGCCGTCTCTGGGCCACGCCCAGCGTAATTCCTTGCCCCAAGGCCGTAGCGCTGCGGCGTGAATGACGGGCGATGCCTCTCTCAGCCGATGCGTGCGAGCGACGTAAACAGTGTCACTATCGCGGTCCCATACCAGCTCCACAGCGGCGAAGGGATGGTCCCAGCCAAAATCCATGCCGCCGATGCGCGGCCAGTGGGTCGGAAACTCTTTATGCTCGATAGCGATGGTTTCCTCCGGGATTGGGAATACGCGGCCTGAACCCAAAATGGGTATGCCTTTAATCCGGGCCTCAGCCTCATGCGCAGGATATGACGCGATAATATTTTAGTTTTCTCATCTTCGGAATAATGCTCTACGTCATTAATTTCCATCACGACCTTATGCCGGTCTTCGCTCTTTTCGTGTAGGAAGCGCTTCACGACCGTGGAAACACCTTGCAACGGCGTGAAGGTCATCCATACCGGATTTGCCCCGACATTGGTTCGCGTCAGTCCCTCGGTGTAAATATCCATCGGCGGCTCTTCATCGAACCAAACGTAGTCAAGCGTTTCCCCTTGGAATTTTTCTCGGCCGGACAAATATGATTTGAGACCGATAATCGAGATACCGCCAGAGACGTGATGGACCTTGATGGTGTCGAGCAAATCAGGAATGCCGCGAGCTGAGACGAGTTCAGCTATGGCGTCCTTCGGGATTGCGCCGGTCCCTTGCTGTCCCGGTCTTCCAACCAACACCTTTTGGACAGTGTCCCGCACAACCTCGCCGGTGACGCCACACGCCCACCCCACGGTTGGTTTATCGAACCTTTTCCCGGTCCACCATTCCGGATAACGACCGGTCGCGTGGATTGCGACCTCGAAACCACCGGCAAGCGTCTTGCCAAGTTGGTTACCGGCCATGAGTAGCCGCTCGCGGTATGTTGTGCCTGCGGAGTGAAACTCACGTTGTTTCGCATACGGTTTGTAATAGTTTAAGCGGTTCTCCGTTAAGCGCCTCGTCTGCTCGGCTGTCAATGCGTTCAACACGGCCGGCAAGTTGGACTCGGATGTGTTCGATGGTGGCAACGAGTTCAGCGTCATCTATGCTCTCGATTGGGTTGTGGGAAATTTCCAGTTCGCGAGGCATCAAGTGCGCGATGACTCGCAAATATTCGTTCGGCTTCTCGACACGGCAAATCTTGATGGCTTCCTCGCCGTGCTGTTCAAAGTCCTCAACAAGCGCCGTCATGAACGCGTGGCTTAATCTGTTTTTGACGCCTCGGGAGCGGCCGCCCTGGCCCTTCTCAAATGGTTTTCCGAAAGACATTGCTAATATCCCCCCTTCGTAAAATATGAGATGGCGTCATTGATGCGCGACAGGTTCGCCATGTCGGACAAGCGACCGTCAGGCCATTGCACTCGCCACATGCCGGGGTAGATCGCATCCGGGATTGCTTTGGGGTGACGCGAGGGACGGACAGTACGGGCCTTGGGGGTCTCTGTAACGAAAGTCGCTGGTGCGGTTAAATGGCGCTCCGTGACCTCCGGTGAGGGAGGGGGCGGGATAACGTCTGTACGGGGTTCTTGTAACGAAACTGCCTCTTTTTCTTCAATGATTTCAATTGGCAAATTAGGCAGCTTTGTGGCTAATTCGTCTGCCTCGGTTTCCTTCGGTACTCCGTTTTGGCGATGTGCAGCGACCCGGCACGCATCCTTGCAGAACCGTTTCGGTCGCCCGCTCCGAGGCTGGGTGACGGTGTTGTTGCAGTCCGGGGCTTGGCATCTGGTGGTCACTAGCGCGGCCCTGTCGGCGGCAAACTGAAGCCTACGGACTCGCTCTGCCTCGATTAGCTCTGCCTCGCGAGATGCCTCTGCCGCCCTCTCAGCACGCTGGGCGCTTTGGTGGGCAATCTCCTGCCACTCATCCGCACTTCGCTCTTGGGCTTTCTCCTTACCGGCCTGAATAAGGAGACCTAATCGCATCGGGCGAAGATAGTCGTGAAACTCTCCGTGGCATTCGCCGCAAAGCGTCAGAAGGTTTTTTTCTTCGTCGGTCCCGCCTAATACTTTCGGTTTAACGTGGTGATGCTCTAAGGCAGTATGGTCCTTCGCGCCGCACATGACGCATAAATCAAATCTCATGTAGTTTGGTTTCCTGTTGATGTAATGGAAACGCCGCCCTGCGGCGGCGCTTCTTGGCTTTGGTGCTGAAATACGTGCTTACTGGAGGTAGTCGTTTTCCACTGTGTCGCGTGCGATAAGACCCTGGTCGTAAAGCGATTTGACCATAAAATCGAATTCGAGGTCCGATAGCTTGCGCGGCTCCTGCCGGATGTCAACGGGCTCTTCGAGAACTGAAGAGAGTAACCCGCACCCCAAAACGGCTACGACCTTGCCGCGTTCATCGTCGCTCATTGCTTGGGCTCCAATAATGCGAGAGCACAACGGCAGTCACACCCGCCGCCTGTACGCGCCCGGAGGTCCTGCCTAAGCCAATCAATCGGCAAACCTTGCGCCTCGCCAGCCTTAACCCGCTGGACTTCAGCCTCGATGATCGCCTCGGCTTCTGCCCTAATCTGCTTGATGCGCTCCGCGAGGTCGGACCCCGATTTCTCGGGGGCCTCCTGCGGAAGCTGTTTTAGCTTCGCCATGATTATTCCTTCGGCGTGATTTTCGCTGAGAAACCATCGGTGCGTTCCGCGTTCTCGGTAACGACCTTAAAAATATCCTTCGATTTGTTAGCGCCCGGGTCGGGCTGACTACTCTTGAGTGGGTCCTTACCCATGTCCTCGGAACCCTGGGGACCATTCCAATCGCCATTCTTTGCCATGTTATCAATTCCTTTTTCAGTAGTTGTGTTGTCGACGGGCTTAGCGGCGCCGTCCGGTAGCCGTTTTCTCATCTTCGCAAGTTCGTTTTGACTTCGTCGGAGATGTACTTCTCGGTCTTGTTCGCGCGATGCGATAATCTCTTGCGCGTGCAGCGGTAACGTCGTGAAGAACGCTTTGTCCTCCTTCTTCCACGACCTAGGTGGCTCGACGGTTGTGCCCAGCGTCGCCGAGACGATTGGCGTGGCCACAGGGTTTGCTACCGCTGCGGCGATGTGTAGGGCTTCGATAGCCGATAGGGTTTCGACAACTATCTGCCGCGACACGTTTTGGTCTTTCAGCAAGCAAATGAATGCGGCGACACTCGCGGGCCGTGCCGGTAATGCCCGGACGCGCTGCACTTCGGCCCATTGTAGGAAAGGCACGACAGCCATCTTCGCCGCCTCGGATAGTACAGGTGGCGGCGGAAAGCATTGCGCTAGTGCGTTTTCGTTGGCGGTCAACTCTCTTTCGTTGGCCAGCGCGATTTCATCGGGGACCACATCCGGCGACCAAAGGCCGTTTGTGCTATACATAAGATGAGGGAGATAGAGTGATTCTCCACAAACCAAAGGGTGATTTCGAAAGTTAGGCGCTGGCTTCGAGCCATGCGGTGCCGCCGACGACACGCAGATTGGGCCGTGGATTGGCCTCAAGCCAATCGAAGCGGGCATTCTCAGCGCGTAGCTCGTCGACGGGGCGGCTGGCTGCATTAGCAATCAGCCGGTAGATGCGCCGGTCTTCGGGACGGAGGTCCGGGTTGTCGGCAAAGCCGAACAGCGGTTTCGCCAGGGCAAGCCGTCGCGTGGATCAGCACCTCCACATCAACAGGACTAATTAACATATCCGAGATGGCGTAAAATGCGCCCAGAAGATTTCATCCCCGCGCAAAAAGAACTAGAGCTGTCCGACGCCGAACGCGCCGAGCGCCTGCGGAATATCTGCCGCGAGCTGGCGGCGCGCGCTGGCGAGCCGGACATTGCCGAGCAGGCCATCGCCGCCTTGGCCCCATACTTTGAATCTGAATAACCCAACCCAATAGGAAATATTTTATGGCTGAAGATACCACGGAATATACTCCGATGGCCGACGTCTACGCGCCGCCTGAGGAAGAGAAGAAGACTTACGAAGGCGCCAGCGATGCGGACGCAGTCCGTGCTGCCGCAGACGACCTAGCTGAAGCTCGTGCCGAGCCCGAGCCCGTTCAGAGGCAATACATGCAGTTCGAACACGGCCTCCCTACCGACAGGCCGGTTGCTGAGAATGAGACCGTGACTGTCGAGAGGGCATCCGAAGACGTTACGCGCCTCCGCGATTGGGAAGCGCACAATGTCGCCGCTAACGATTTTAACACCATTGCAACCACGGTCGACCAACTACGCGGTGAAGTTGCTCAAGCCGAACAGCCGCAGCAGCCGGAACAGCCGCAAGCCGAACAGCCGCAGCAACAGCCAGCGACCGACGAAGAAGCGTTGCGCGCCGCTCTGGAAAGACCTGCCGTTCGCCAAGCGTTGGAGCAGCAACTAAACGCAGTCGAGGCGCAGCGGGTACAGTATTCCGAAGCAGCAAACAATGCGTTTAATATGGCAGCGGCCGCGACGTTCAGTCAGTACGAAGAGCTTCGGGGAGTTGACTTGAAGACGCTCCCTCATGTTCTGGCCGCTGTTCAGAAACACAATCCAGAACGCGCTGCGGCTATGGTCGCGTCGCTCACTGCGACCCAGCGACTGCATGACCAAGCGCAGCAAGCGCAGCGTGCGCAAAACGAAATCGCACAAGCTAAGCAAGCCGTCTGGGTGAAAAATGAGAATGCCAGATTCGATGATGTCATGGCGAACGAGCCGAAAGAGGTCTACGAGGCCGTAACCAAGAATGCAGCGAGACTGTTGAAACAGAGCTTCGGCATCGAGGTCGAACAGCTTGCGCAGATGGTCAAGAATAACCCCGGACTCAGAAGTGCCGAGGCTCAGTCCGTTCTGTACCAAGCCCTGAAATCCCAGCTCACTGCTGAAGAAATCGCGGCGAAGAAGGCCCCCGCGAATATTCCACCGGTGCAACGCCCTGGCGTAAGTCGGCCGGCATCATCCTATGCGGACGATGAGACAGCCGCCGCCCGCAAAACGTTCGACAAAAATCCATCACCCGAGACAGCGGCAGCGTTCTTGCAGGCCCGTCGCGCGGCACGAAATCGATAAGGAGAAAACAATCATGAGCGACCCTCATCCATATCTTAAACATCTCGCCGATTACGTCGGCACCGACGACCCCGACCAGGTCGAGCACCTAGCAGGTACCGAGTTCGCGCTTTATAAACCCAACGAACGAGTCAAAATCCTTCAAGATTATGCACGGGCATTTGACAGCGATAGAGAGTCGCTGCGCCAAAAGAGCGAATTGCTGAGGTTCAAGCAAAAGTTGGAGCGCGCGCATATTAAACTCAGATTGGCCCAGGGGGGTCTTTTTGCCTATTAGGCTGGGGCGAAAGGACCCAGAAAGTGGGTCTAAAAGACCCACCATCAACGGGCGCAACCGCCTACCTACCGGTTGCCAATCGTCCCCATTGCTGGGGTTTATGGGCTTATTCCCGCTCATACCGCTTCCAGGGCTACAGCTGGGCTACAGGATTGCACGCGGCGCCCATAGCCACGGCCGCCCCTTGCCCGTCTTGGACCTGCCAATGCGTACCGCGAAGCGCGAGGCGGCTAGGCGTACCTCGGTGTAGCGCCAGCTATCGGTGTGATGGTAGCCACGCGGATAGCAGCGACGCATTAACGCGCTAGTCGTTAGTGGACTTCCGAGGGCGATAAATGCCCGCTTGATCTGGCGTTGAATGCGGCCCACCCGGAACGGGCTACCTGTTGGAACTACCATATTACGGCCCATAGGGGAGAGCGAGCGGGCGCTATCACAGCCCATCACATTCGACCCCCAAGCCCAACATATCCCGTTCCACAGCCCCTACAGCATCCTCAAACATTCCTCCTATATTCCTCAATTTCAATTCAGGAGGGGTCGGTAATCCGGGTGGGTATATTGCGATCATCGTTCTGATCTTTGCTGTTGTTCTGCTGTTAAAGGGGGACGGCCGGGGTGGTCTATAGTCAGGATATAGTCAGGATATAGTCCGTGACGTTCCCGTGACGTCACGCGTGACGGTTGGCGGAACCATCCTTCCTCATTTACATCTTGATTTACATCTTGACGGAACCACCGCCTCGGCGGGATCGTTCACTAAACCCGGCTGCGACCAGCGTGGTGGGCCGGGGCGAAGCTATACGCATGAGCTTCCTGAACAATAATCATGCGCCAGGGAGGCTGCCATGAACGTCAAGGCGATCCTGGCCG